AAATGATTCTCAAAACGATACTTGGTTACAAGGTCGTAGGAGTCAGATCGATAACATTCAAAAGAACTTCAATCTTATGGGACATATAAATGTTGTTGCAAATAACGATATAGAAACTTCTTTGAATATACAAGACGAGATTTATGGAAAAATTATTTAAGAATGTCTACCATGTAGTAGAGAATCCAAACGAAGAACAAGCTGGTATTGAAATTGTCAGTGGTGAATTCGAAGGGGTAGTATATCAATACGGTAGAGTAGAATTTGAAGATGGTAAACCCCATCTAAATTTCGAAAGAACTATACGAAGACTTCCTAAAGATGGAAGAACAGTAGAAGAACTAGAAGGTAACGAGAAACTAAATACATTGATGGGTGATATATTAGTAGAACTCATGGAAGAACAATTAGAGAGGGAAAAAAGTGAACAAGGAAATACTGAAAGCACAGATTAAAGACCACGAAGGTGAGGTCTTAGAAATCTATGAAGATTCGTTAGGATATCTAACACTTGGTGTGGGTCATCTGATTCAAAAGTCAGACCCCGAATATGGTCAATCAGCTGGTACAGCAATAAGTCAAGAAGTAGTAGACATGTACTATGCAAGTGACTTCGACAAACATGTGGAAGAAACATTACATGTATGTGAAGGTGCTGGTATTGACTTTGATAGTCTCCCTCAGAATGCACAACATACATTAGTTGATATGTGTTTCAATCTAGGTGCAAACCGTTTAGGTAAATTCAAAAACATGTTAAAGGCATGTGCAAATGAAGACTGGAATGAAATGGCTGCACAGATGGAAGACTCTAGATGGTATGCTCAAGTTGGTAGAAGGAGTAAGTTCTTACAAGAACAAATTTTGGAGTTAGCATGAAAGATATGACAAGTGATTTATTAAAGGGTGTTGTTGCTCATGCAGACGGACAGATACAAAAACACAAAGTAAACATTCTTGTTCATTGCAAGAACTCAGCTGGTGTTGCAGAACATGGTGACCATGTGGAAACCATTCAAAAAGAAATGGAACAGATTGCACATTATGAAGACATAAAAGATGTAGTCCGTAAACATTTTTCCGAATATACAGACAGAACTACATTGACAGAATAGTCCCCATCTAGTATAATTACTATATGGATTTCTATACTAATGTCTGTCGAACACGCGACAAAATACTCGTCAAAGGTTATCAAGGTAAGAAACAAGTCAAGATGGCTGTTGCTTACAGACCTAAACACTACATACCATCCAAGAAAGGACAGACAGCATATCGTGCTTTAGATAGTCGTCCTCTTGAAGTTGTAGAACTCAACTCCATGGGTGGTGCAAGAAAATTCAGAGAAAGATACAGTGGTGTCGAAGGATTTGAAATCCATGGATACGACAGATACATCTATACCTATATTGCAGATAAGTTCCAAGGTGATATAGAATACAATCCCAAACTAATCAAGGTTGCATCACTCGACATCGAGTGTGAGTGTGAAGATGGATTCCCTGATCCTATGATCGCTGGAGAGAAAGTCAATGCAATCTCTATCAAACCTTTTGGAAAAGAAACCGTAGTATTCGGTATCGGCCCATGGGATCACAATCGTTCTGATGTGATCTATAATGAATGCACAAACGAAGCAAACCTATTGATGAAGTTCATCAAGTATTGGAGAACAGAATCTTTTGATATCATCACAGGTTGGAATGTAAACTCATTCGATATCACATACCTTTGTAATCGTATCGACAAGATCATGGGTGAGGATGAACATAAGAAACTATCACCATGGAATCAATCAGATGTTCGTGAGTTTACTTCTCAAGGATATCAAAAGAACATGGTATACAATCTATATGGTGTCAATGTTCTTGACTATCTAGAACTCTATCGTAAACATACATTCGTAAATCAAGAATCATACAGACTAGATCACATTGCAAATGTCGAACTCGGTAAAGGGAAACTCGACTATTCAGAGTATGGAAATCTACATACCCTTTACCGACAAGACTATGCAAAGTTCCTTGAGTATAATGTTCAAGACGCTGTACTGGTTGAGGAACTAGAAGAGAAACTTGGATTGATCGAACTGGTGCAAGCCATGAGTTACAATGCAAAATGTAACTACAATGATACTTTTGGTATGGTGAAGTATTGGGAAACGATCATCTACAACTTCCTCAAAGAACAGGGAATACAAACACCACCACAAAAACTAAAGACTGGTAATGACAAGATGAAACCTATCATCGGTGCATATGTCAAGGAACCATTGGTGGGTGGTCATGACTGGGTTGTATCGTTTGACTTGAACTCACTGTATCCACATATCATCATGCAGTACAATATCAGTCCTGAGAAGATGGTAAAGGAATACAAAGAAGATGTATCGATTGATCGACTTCTAAACAAACAAGTTGATATCTCTTATCTAAAACAACAGAACAATACTGTATGTCCTAACGGGACAAAGTTCAAGAGAGATCGTCAAGGTTTTCTTCCTGAACTCATGGAGAAGTTCTACGATGAGAGAAAGGCTTGGAAGAAAAAGATGATTGAGTATCAGAAGGAACGAGAAGTCTGTAAAGATAGGAAGAGAAAGAGAGAACTCGACACACTCATCAAGAGAGCAAACAACAATCAGATGGTTCGTAAGATTGCATTGAACTCAGCTTACGGTGCATTGGCAAATCAGTATTTTGCATTCTTCTCTATTGATCTTGCAGAGGCAATCACTACATCAGGTCAGTTGATTATTCAGTGGTCAGAGAGAACCATCAATGACTTCATGAACAAGACCCTTGGAACTGAGGATGAAGACTTTGTGATTGCAATGGATACTGATTCCGTGTATATCACTATGGACAAACTTGTCAAGAAAGTTCTTCCCGAAGAAACAGACAAGGACAAGATCATAGATTTCTTGAACAAGTCCGAAGGAATGTTTGAGAAGATTCTTGCAGATGGATTTGATGAACTTGCAGAGTATACAAATGCATTTCAGAACAAGATGGAAATGGGGAGAGAGGTGATCGCTGATCGTGGTATTTGGACTGCAAAGAAAAGATACATTCTAAATGTCCACGACAACGAAGGTGTAAGACTTGCAGAACCGAAACTCAAGATGATGGGTATCGAGACTGCAAAGTCTTCCACACCACAATGGGTCAGAACAAAACTCACAGAAGCTTTCAAGGTTGTCATGAGTGGGACTGAACAAGACCTATGGGAGTTCGTAGAAACTTCAAGAAAAGAGTTTCGTAATCTTCCCCCCGAAGAGGTTGCATTCCCTAGAGGATGTAAAGGTCTAGTACAATACGCATGTCCTACAAATATCTATTCTAAGGGAACACCAATCCATGTCCGTGGTTCTTTGTTGTACAATCATCAACTCAAAAAGAAGAACATCGACAGACGATATGAAATGATTAAGAATGGTGAGAAGGTACATTTCAGTTATCTTACAACACCTAATCCTATCAACGAGAATGTCATATCATTCATGAATGTTTTACCAAGAGAGTTTGATCTACATCGTTTCATTGATTATGATATGCAGTTCAACAAAGCTTTCGTTGATCCATTGAAGGTTGTTATCAGTTTAATTGGCTGGAATGTTGAACCAGTTGCATCCTTGGATAGTTTCTTTGGATAAATAGTTCTATGGCATACAGTAAAGAGGTAGTCGAAAGATTCGAATCAGTATTAAATAACCCACAGAAACATTCTGTCGGGAGATTCGATCCTAAAGACCCTAATGTTGCAACAGGTATGACAGGAGCTCCTGCCTGTGGTGATGTCATGAAACTTGATCTGAAACTAGACATCGATGGAATGATAGAAGATGTTAAGTTCAAGACTTATGGATGTGGTAGTGCAATTGCATCATCTAGTTTATTTGTTGATATGTTAATCGGTAAAACTATCGAAGAAGCAAAACAAATAAAAGATAAAGATATTGCAGCGATATTAGACCTTCCGCCGATCAAGTTACATTGTTCAGTTCTTGCAGAGGACTGTATCAAGAAAGCAGTTGAACATTGGGAAGAAAAGACTGCTCATAGGAAACATAATTATGTATGAATATAATGTAACAGTTACAAAAGTTGTCGATGGCGATACAGTAGATGTCGACATCGATCTAGGTTTCGGAATGACCTACAAAAAACAAAGGGTGCGTCTCATGGGAATCGACACACCTGAATCAAGAACAAGAGATTTAGTAGAAAAGCTATTTGGAAAAGCATCCAAGAAACATCTTAAAGAAATAATTGCAAACGCTGAAATGTTAACCTTAGTATCCCATGATAAAGGTAAGTTTGGTAGAATACTAGGTGAACTATATGTCTATGAGAATGTAGGACATCCACAGTTTGAGGTGCATTACTCAATCAATCAAAAGATGATAGACGATCATCATGCAGTCGATTATGCTGGTGGTAACAAAGAA